ACATGGAGAAGCACCCCATGCAGCTGCAACTATGACAAGTAGTGTAACGAATGTTACTATGAACGGGTTTGTTCCCTGTGTGAGTGGAGATGCAGCTACATGTGCACATACTATATCAAGCTCAAGTAGTGTTACTATAGGCTAATAAATAAAAGAAAAAAGAGTCAAAAATGGCAGTAAGAAAATTTACAGAACTAGAGTTCGATAAAATCAAGACAAATCTAAAGACATTTTTGTCTGATCAAGATACATATTCTGATTATGACTTCGAGTCATCAGGTCTTTCTGTTCTCATTGATCTGCTTGCATATAATACGCAATATAATGCCTATCTAGCGCATATGGTATCAAACGAGGCATTTCTTGATTCAGCAGTAAAACGTAATTCAATCGCCTCGATTGCTAAAACTATGGGATATACAGCTAGATCTGCCAGAGCAGCAACAGCTGTTATTGATCTAGATATCGTTCCACCATCTTCCTTTTCGTCTGGCTCATTCACTCTTTCTAAAACAACGGCGTTCACCTCGGCAGTAAATGGAAGAGTCTTCAAGTTCTTCCCAGAAAAAGATTACACAGTAAATAAAACTAAAAAAACTATCGGCGGAGTCGAGACAGATGGTTTCTTTTTTACAGATGTTAGAATTAAAGAGGGATCTCTTGTTGACAGCTCAGAAATAATTACTTTAAATTCTCTTTCTGGACCAGTAATAATGGCTAACCCCAATGTTGATACAACAACTGTAACTTGTTCAGTTCAAGATAGTGTCTCAGATACTAATACGACCACATTTACATTCTCAGATAATATTCTTGATGTTAAATCTACAACTAATGTATTTTATATCGAAGAATCTTCAAATGGTTTCTATGAAATATCTTTTGGCGATGGCGTTCTCGGTAGAAAGCTGACTTCTGGTAATATTGTCAGATTAAATTATCTTTCTACTAATGGTGCAGATGCTAATGGCATCGAAGTCTTTACTGCTCCTTCAGTTTTGACTGGTTCTGGTGAAACAGTTACTCTGAATATAGTTGCAGACTCTTCAGGCGGCGCAGATCAGGAGTCTGTCGAAAGTATTCGTTTCAATGCTCCTCGGTTCAATGCTACAAAAAACCGTGCTGTAACAACTAACGATTACAAATCCCTTATACTTTCTGCAAATCCCAATGTAAAATCGGTTGCTGTTTGGGGTGGTGAGAACAACGATCCACCGATTTATGGTAAAGTTTTCGTCTCCTTACAACCTAAAGATGGTCTGATCATCACGCAAGATGATAAAGATACTTTGTTGCGAGAAACAATTGAACCTCGACAGCCTGTTTCGGTTAATGCAGAATTTGTTGATCCAGAATATACAAACATTGGTCTTAATGTTAATGTCATATATGACTTAAAAACCACAACTCAAACAGCTGGTGCTTTAAGTCAACTTATTACAAATGAGATTGATAACTATTTCTTAAACGAACTCAATTCTTTGGATAAAAACTTCTATTATTCTGTCCTTTCTTCGAGAATCGTGGGTCGCTCAAAGTCTTTCATCGCTGTTAATATGGAAATACGACTAACAAAAGAAATAACTCCAACACTCAATACTATTGTTAGATATGATATTCCATATAACACTAAGATTCAACCATCGTCAATCACCAGCGGATTTTTCGTTGCTAGAATTAATAATGCTGAATATCAAGTATACATTTCTGATAAACCTGACGACAATGTTGTTGCTCCTGCATATAACGGTAGTGGTGTTATTCAGCTGAAGACATCGGATAAAAATGTGGTTATTGATGCCAATGCTGGTGAGATCGATTATGACACAGGTCGGGTTACTCTGAATAACCTTGATATAGTTTCTATCTCTGGATCGAATACAAAATTGAGAGTTTCTGCACAACCTCACGAAAGTGCTCGAGACATAAAAACTGACACATTGCGAAGAACTTCAGATGTATCTGACTCAGCAGTTATTCCTACTGCTTCCAAAAATTATATCTTAGTTCAAGATAAGGTTACTGCTGATATTCCAAATAATATCAGAGCAGGGACTACTGTAACATTGGAAGCTAAAACCTCGGATATTTAAATGTCATTTGATAGACCAACCTTTAAAAAATACATTGCAAGCATCACGATTGATAATGCTGGTTCAAACTATTCATCTATTCCAAGCGAAGTTACTCTGTTTATCGGTGAACCTACTGGGTCGCCACAAGTTCAAGCAGTTGCGACACTAGATATCCAGAATGGTAGTGTCGCTGGGATTAATATTACTGAGCCAGGAGATGGTTATGAAACAACTCCGATGGTTTATATCCAATCTGGTGTTAACTTAGGAACATCTTCCCTAACCTTTACTGGTTCAGCAGATTCACGCCGAGACGAGGGAACATATACAGGCATAGCAGTAACATCTGCGAAAGATGGGGCAGGTGCGCTTGCTACTGTTGTTGTGGATGCTTCTGGTGATGTAACTTCAGTCAATGTTACAACATCTGGTCTTTATTATATGGAAGGCGAAACAGTAACGATAACTGACATATCTATCGGTGGCACTAGCGGTGCTGCTGATATGACATTTACTGTCGCTCAAAATATCGGTGGCGGCACAGGCGCGCAGTTTACACCAGTTATTGATATAATTTCTTCGAAACCAAGCTACTTCCATGAGGATATGAGTTATGTTATTGATTCTCAAATTCCTGATTACATTCTCGATGATTACCCAGCATTCTCAAAGTTCATAAAAGATTATTATGCCTTTATGGATCTCGGTGTAGCAGAATATCAGTCTTTAGGTCTTGTTTCTTACGAGCACGGCGAGAACGAGGAGCATGAGTTTGACACGGATCGTAGTCCCAACAATCTTCTACAGGAACTTCTTGATAAACTTAATCTCGATCACCTTGACGGTAGTTTTCTCGAACCATTTTTAGAAGTATATGCACTAGATTTTCCTGCTTCGGCTGAAGTTGATAGTCGACTCTTAATTAAAAATATTAGACAATTTTTCGAAGCCAAGGGTTCTAGGAGAGGCGTTGAAGAGTTCTTCAAACTCATGTATAATGAAGACGTAGAAGTATTTCTTCCATCAGAGTTTATCTTGAAACCATCAGACGGTATTTGGCAAACTGAAGTCACAGTAAAAGTTTATGCAAATGATGAAATAACTCCTGTTGGGAATCCGTTCGACTTGAGAGGACGAAGAGTTGATATTCATTATTATGAATCTGTCGGTTCTATAACTGCAAGAGAAATAATTAACACCTCAGTTACACGTGCACGTAAAATTGCTTACACGAATCCATCTGCATTCGAGTTAACAGTTGATATTCCATCTGGAACTGTCATTCCTGGTCCAGGAGTCGAGGGAGAACTAACTGCTGTTATTGGTGGTAAAATTGCTACGATTGATACTATTGGTGCTGCTTCTCTTTCTCGGACTGCAGGAACTTATGATATTAATACTGGATTTACAACTGATGGTAATGGCACAGGTGCTCAATTTACTATTGTTGTTAATAGTTCAGGTGCTGCCACTGTCACAGTTGATGCAGTAGGTAATAATTATGCACCTGACGATACTATAACTATCCCCGATTCACTGCTTGGCGGTGGCGGTGCAGCAGCACTCACATTTGATGTTGCCACTATTACTGAAGGTAAAATTTTCTCAGTAACTATTGCTAATGGTGGTGCAGGTTACTCAGCCAACCCAACCGTCGTAGTTCAACCTAATTCTTCCGACACAATCGATACTGCTGCCGTCATCGACACAAGATTGACAGACGGTTCGATTACTAGCACAGTTTTTGTGAATAATGTTCAAGGTGTGGGATATAACAATGTCCCCCAAATTATCTTAAATACTGACAATGTAAGATCTTGGATTGGCATTGAAGGTGTAACAGATATCATAACAAATAAAACAGCATTCCTTACTCGAGTTTTGAACTCTGCTGTGTTAAAAACAACTACTGGAACTTCTGATGGTGGGTTCACTGTTGGTGACACTTTCTCAGTCCAAGAAACAGGCGATATTTTAGGTGTGTATGCGATCGATTACTTTGGCGAAGATTACACACTTACAGGGATCGAGAACAATGCACTAATTAGAGTGAAGTCGGTTGATACAAATAATTACCCAACAATTGTTGAAATTATTTCGACGGGCACAGGATTTCAGCGTTCGATTTTTGATTTTGTTTTACGCTCACCTAATGATGAAACTGCGACGATTACATGTAGCACAGGTTTCTCACACTCATATCCTGGAGCGTTTAAAAATGCGCAGGGGTTTGTTTCTGATGCAAATAAACTTCAGGACAACGCTGTTTATCAGAACTTCTCTTATCAAATACGTGCGGCAAGACCTAAAACTGAGTGGGGCGAACTTCTAGACCGAATCGCTCACCCAGCAGGTATGGTTGCGTGGACAGATCTACAAATACAACAAACCGTCAATATGGGTGAAGCATATGCTGCCACACCAGACGTTATTGTATTCCGTTTGTTTGCTGAAGTTGAAACACCGTTTGTCAATGACTCTCACGTATTAGAATTCCACAAACCAGCAATCACAGATAGTATTGATCTGGACGATAGTTTAGTTCTGTTGTTCCCACATCTGGGTAAAGTTGAAACTCCAGCAGCTATCGATGCTGTTGACAAGTTAGATGTTACTATAGCGAAAACTGATTCTGCTGATATGTCAGAAGCAGTTGCTAGAGGGTTCGATAAAAATAATGTTACTGATATTATTGAGATGTCAGAAGTTGTTTCGACACTCATATTCATTTTCCGCGAACCAATCGATTCTGTCGATATGTCAGAAGTTGTAGCAAAACTGTTTGAGAAAAACAATATCACAGACAGCATAGATATGAGTGATACTGAATCCAGAGAATCTGAGTTAGTGAAGACTGATGGTTATCAGTGGCAAGATGTTGCTGTCAAAGAGTCAGGAACGACAGAAACTGATGACGCATCTGTAGACGAGAGTGAAATATTATTATTCGGCAAAATTCCTGGAGACTCAGCTGAAATGGGCGAGGCAGGTGTTTTAACATCTACAGGTGATAATTTGTTCTTAGTCGCTCAAAGCTATGTTTCAGGCGATTACTTCGCTGAAGATTATGTTGGCGTTGCAAAATACGAAGCCGACATGATTAAGAGTTAGAAATTATAAATATCGTTATAAATAAAGTAAGATATACACATCATCTAGGAGATTACAATGATTATTGATGTAGATAAAATGAACGCACTTGGTCGCGTTCAGATTCAGCTTTTCGATTCGGAAGGCAACTTAAAAGAAGAACAAACAGTGAAGAACTTGGTTGTGACCACTGGTCTTAACCACATCGCTAATAGACTCGGTGCGTCTTCACCTGCAACCCGTATGTCACACATGGAAGTTGGAACATCCTCAACTTCTCCAGCTGCTGGTAACACTGCTTTGGGTTCAGCTATTGCTTCTTCCCGTGTTTCGCTGACAACACAAACTGTTTCAACAAACACCGTTGAATATGTTGGTGATTTCCCAGCTGGCACAGGCACAGGTGCTGTCACTGAAGCTGGTGTATTTAACGCTTCTTCTTCTGGCACAATGCTTTGCCGCACAACTTTCTCAGTTGTGAACAAAGGTGCAGCTGATACGCTGAAAATTACTTGGACGCTAACCGTTTCTGACTCCTAAACCTTAACCTAGGAGTTAGAAATGACTTTGCTACTTAGACAAGCTGCCAGAGTAGAAAATGCTCGTTCTTTTTATAGAGACATCTATAACGAGAATGATTTCTTTTATATCTTTGCATCTCGTGCACGTTCATGGGACGATGAAACTACACCTGAAGTTCCAAGGGACTCACAGTATTATCAAGCGCAATATCGTCACGATATGCTTTTTGTTAAACGAGTTCAGGCTTCTGATGTCGTTCAACTTGCACCAAGATATAACTGGGTAACAGGAACTGTTTATGATCAGTATGATGATGAATATGCTACTGGTCATCCTGCATTTTCTGGTGCTACTAATCTAGCAGACGCAAAGTTTTATGTTATTACTGACGAGTTTAATGTCTATAAATGTTTAGACAATAACGGTAATGCGCAAAGCACCATCAAACCAACTTCAACTGCTACAGATACTTTCGAACTTGATGATGGTTATATTTGGAAGTTTATGTTCCAAGTTGGCTCAGCCGACAGAACTAAGTTTCTGAATGATGACTTTATTCCCGTGAGAAAAGTTGCTGGTGCTGGTAATCCAGCCTTTGATGTTAATGGCGAGATAGACTCTATTGCTGTTACAGCAGGTGGATCTGGATATACATCAGCCCCGACAGTAATTATTGAGGGCGATGGCACTGGTGCTGTTGCTACAGCAACAATATCAAATGGTGCTGTAACTGCGGTTACAGTCACAAGTGAAGGGCGGGGTTACTCCTTTGCCTTTGTTAAATTTTCTGGCGGTGGCGGTTCGAATGCTGTAGCAACTGTTTCTCTTGGTTCAACAGAAACTCCTAGCTTACAATCTTCTGTTGAGGCTGCGGCGGCGCAAGGAACTTTAGATAGAATTGTTGTTACTTCTGGTGGTGTCGACTTCGTTGAAGGTGATATTACCATCGTTGTAAAAGGTGACGGAACTAATGCGACAGCTTCAGCTACTGTTAACGCGGCTGGCACAATTACCGATATTGAAGTAACAGATCCAGGTCAAAATTATACGTTCGTTGAGTTGTCAATAACACAAACTGTTGGTAATGGAACTGGTGCTTCACTAAGACCTGTTGTTTCTCCTATTTCGGGTCATGGCGGTAATCCTCCCAGAGAACTATTCGCTAAAAATGTTGGTGTTACAGTATCGTTTACAAGTGATGATGCAGATGTCATTGTTGGTAACGAGTTTAGACAAGTTGGATTTATCAAGAATATGCATAACTATGCTGAGACTGGAACTTTCACAAGTGCTGTTGGAACTCCATGTCATGTCGTGACAATCGATTCAGCTGATTCATCTAAGTTTAATTTAGACGACATACTGAAAACTGACGATGGCGGTGAATTTTCTGTTATTCAAAAAATTGATGCCTCTGGTAATGGAAGTATAGATACAGTATATCTACTCGAAAAATTTCCAGGAATAAGTGCATCATCAGTTTTAACAAATCAAAATACTGGCGTCACGAATATCTCTATAAATACAGTAACAGTTCCAGAAATAAGCAACCACTCTGGTGAGATTCTATATGTTGATAACCGCAGACCTATCACTCGCGACGAAAATCAGGTAGAAACACTAAAAGTGGTATTTAACTTCTAAGGTAGAAAAATGGCTCTCAATCTAAACACAAGCCCATACTTTGATAATTTTGATGAAGCAAAAAAGTTTGCGCGCATCCTGTTTAAGCCAGGAGTCGCTGTTCAGGCGAGAGAGCTTACTCAACTACAAACAATGCTGCAAGATAGTATTGGTAACTTCGCCGATCATATGTTCGTCGATGGCGCAAGAGTCAAGGGCGCGATGGGAACTATTCTCAAAAGGGACTTCATAAAAATTAATGACCTTGATGCCTCTTCAGCTACGGTATCTAATGACACACTTATCAACTATGTTGGTGATACGGTAACTGGCGGAACCAGCGGTCTTACTGCTAAAGTTTCAAAAACTTCTACTGGTCTAGATACAGACGCTGTTGATAAGAAAACTTTATATCTCGATTATATTCAAGGTAGTTCCACAGGTGCATATCTACACTTTGAAGCTGGTGAGTCTCTCACAGTAACATCAACAGATTCAGGTCGCAATGGTGATACATTTGTTGTTGATAATGGGGTCGACGCAAATGACCCGACTCGTAACTATTTCGGACAAGGTATTGACTTTACGATCGAAGATGGAATTATCTACATAAATGGATATTTTGTATATCACACTAAACAAGAAATTGAACTTGAGAAATATAAACTCAATGCTAATACTTATGTTGGTGTTACTTTTAATGATTCAAAAGTTACTGCAGACGACGATTCAACTCTGAATGATCCAGCAACAGGCACATTTAACTTTAACGCTCCAGGTGCAGATCGGTATAAGGTATCAACAACCATTGCTAAACTTGGACTGACTGCCACAAATGATTCAGATTTTGTATCCCTCTACACTGTTGAGGATGGCAAAATTTCACGAGGTGATGATGCAGGCGACCTAGATTTTTATAACAGACTCGGTGGTGTTCTTGCTGCGAGAACGAAAGAAGAAAGCGGTAATTATGTAGTTCGTAACTTCGAGATTACTGTTCGTGAACACCTTAAAACATCACAAAACAAAGGTTATCTAACCTCTGGTAGTGGCGGTTCTGCTAATCACATCGCTGTCGGTGTTGGTCGCGGCGTTGCATATGTAAATGGTTTCCGTCGCCCATTCCCTTCGCCAACATATGTGAAAGTTCCAAAAGCAATAACTACAGAAGTTACTGAAGGTTTCACCACCTCAACTTCTTATGGCAATTATATTGTTGTCGACGAGGTTGCTGGAAACTGGAATCTTAAAGAAGGAGCATTGGTGAAGTTTGGTGAAACAGCTTCTAATGCTGCAACAGACAATACCTATTCAATACATGCAGCACCTTCAACATTTACTGGGCAGGCTCGTGTTCGTCAGATCCGTTACGAGAGCGGAACAGTGAATTCTGCTGCTTGTAAGTATCGCTTATATCTTTATGACATTCGTATGTTCGGTGGCGAATTTGCTGACATCAGAACTATTTACCACGATGATTCAGTCGTAGATGGATTTGCTGACCCTGTTCTAGAAAGTAGTAAAGCTGTTCTTAAAGAAGCTAAACAAAATTCATTGGTATTCCGTGCACCTTATGTTGCTGCTAAAACTTTGGCAACTGATACTGGCGGAACATACGATAATAATTACACTTATCAGAAAGACTTTTCTACTGAATTTACAACATCAGGAACGTCAACGCTGACTGTTACAGGAACTGAAACTTTCCCATATTCTTCTACACCAACTCAAACACAGTTGGACACAGAGTTTTATATGGTTTTTCATTCTAATGTTACTATTGACGGGACGGCATATAAAGCTGGTGAGCCTTTCAGACTTACTTCAGCAATGATTACGTCAATTTCTAATACAGCTATTAACATTGATATTGGGACTACTTTGAATGCTGCAACTGATGCAACAATTAAAGTCAAAGTCAAGCAGACTGATGTCACACCAACACCTAAAAATGCTTTGAATTCAAGGTATGTTAAAATCAACACAGCGACCAACGAGGCTGGTCAAAATGGTCCATGGAACTTAGGTATTGCTGACGCATATAAAATTGAAGCTGTTTATGTTGATGGTTCTGCTTACTCTGAGTCAGGGACAGATTTTAAATCTCAGTTTGTCTTAGACAACGGTCAGCAAGATAACTTCTATGGTCACTCTAAATTGGTTAAGAAACCGAGTGCAACTGCATCAACTACATCAAAATATATTGTTGTTAAGATCTCACACTTTGACCCTAACTATGGTGGTTCAGTCGGCTCATACTTTGCAGTCGATTCATATCCTGTTGATGACACAGGCGGTTCAGGTATTTTCACTTATGAAATCCCTGTTTACCGCTCACAGAAACTTGGCTCATTTGACCTGAGAGATTCTATTGATTTCCGCCCGTATGTCAATAACACAGCTACAAGCTCAACAAGTATGGCGGGTGCTTCTGAAAACCCGCTCGAGACATTTGAATTTAAGTCGGTTGCGGGCGGATATGAGATGCCGATCCCAACTGAAGCATACACAACTGATGCTGAATATTACTTACCTCGTGTTGACAAAGTTGTAATCTCTGAAAAAGGGACAATCGAAGTATTAGAAGGTTCATCGAGAATAAACCCACGCGCTCCTGTAGAGCCAGTGACGGTTATGGAGATTGGAACTATTAATATTCCACCATATCCTTCTCTTTCACCACATCTTGGCAGAACAACCAACAGAAAAGATTATGCTTGTCATGTCTCAATGAAACAAAACAAGCGTTATACCATGGGTGATATTGGTGCAATCGAGAAAAGAATCAATCGCTTAGAGTATTACACATCATTGAACCTTCTTGAAAAAGATACAGAAAACCTTACCATTACTGATTCTTCTGGTAATAATAGATTTAAGAACGGTATCTTTATTAACAACTTCGCTGACCATAATCTGAGTAATCTCAGAGATGTAGATTTTAATGCTGCTGTTGATACGCGCCGCCAGTTTTTGACAACAAATTTTGTTGAAGAACAGATTGATGTGATTTTTGATAGTGTGAACTCTACTGGCGTTCAGAAAACAGGCAATCTTCTCACGCTGCCTTACACATTGGCAGATAATCAGAGAAACATTAATGCTTCTAAATCACGTAACTGTATTGGTGCTTTGCTGTTTAATTATAAAGGTGATATAGAACTTTATCCACCATCAGATAACTTTGTTTCTGTAGAAGATGGTGGTGACACCATTGTAGAGCAAAATGCTATTGGGCAAGCATTGGAGCAGTTCGCTGATAACTTGAATAATGCTGGTATCGTAAATGGTATTGAAACAGCACTGACAGGAACACCATCAGTCGATAGAGATCCTGTTGAATTCGGCGGGTCTGATCGATTCTTTGACAGAGGCGGCATGGCGGGCAGGGTCACTTTTACTGGTGGCGTTCAATTTGATGCTTCCTTCAGTCAAACAGTAGACTCTGATAATTTGCAGCAATCTATTGATGTTCTAACAATCAACTCTACAGGGAATGACACAGTAACAGAAAACTTCGGTGACCGAGTTATCGATATTGGTTTCTCACCATTTATGAGAAGCCAAAATGTAACTGTCCACGCTACTCGACTGAAGCCAAACACAAGAATGTATGCTTACTTTGAT